CGGCGAACATCAATACCCATATTGGCGGCAAACTGCAGACGACCGAAATCAGTCATGTCGTCAACAATTCTCTCAATCGTTTTGACTGTTTTTCGTTTTTCGAGTGCTTGTGAGGCCGTTGCTTCGGGATCATCAACCACAATCAACGGATTGCTCATATTGGTGTACTCCAATCCGTGAAAACAAGGGCCGTTTTTATGCGCAGCATCGTGCCATAAAAGGAAGTGCTGCAAGCGTTGTGTGGCATCCGAAAGATCAAGAATTAGTTCTCCCGATATAAAAACCGGTAACCAATTTATATCACCCGTTTTTGGATCAAACTTCAACGGAACGCCGTAAACAGTACCGCTTTTTGAATGAAAGGTATGCCCGTACTTCGCGTTGCGGATATAGTTACGACGGTTAGCCGACTTCCATGTTACAATACCCGATGTAGGAATGTATTGAACAGGGTTAGTACCCAGAATAGGCATTTTTTCAAGATCACACAGCTTCCATCGGCCGGTGCTGTTTAAATATTGCGCAACTGCGCTTGTTTGATTGTCCATTCGATTGAATGTTAAAGGAAGGGGGGACTCCCCTTCCTTGTTAATTTTTCAGTGATTAGTTAAGCGGCTTGTGGATCAGGCCGCAAACGGTGGTATCGTAAATGAAGATACCGTTTTCTTTGAGCCAGTCCACGCGCAGCGCATCTTCGGTGCTGGTAGTCATTTTCGCAAGCCAACCGGTCAAACCGTTGAGGTAAGAACGCACCATTGAACGATTGATACCGGCAACACCACGGCTGAGGATTTCCATGTTTTTGTTTTCCATAGAACCCATGTGGAGCACCACGTAAGAGCCACCCTTCACCGATTTGCCATCGGCACCAATTTCAGGGTATTTCTCTTTGTCGTCAAACACCGGGTTGTGACAGAAAATAGCACGGTTTCCGGCAAAGTGAAACTCAGTAAACCAGTGACCAACAGGAACACCGCTGTTGTTTACACTTACGTTGGTTGTTCCGCCAAGTTCTTTAATCAGATAATCACGGAGTACGCGCTGGGCGTTTGTGATACCGGCTTTACCAGTGATAAAGTAGAACGTGTTGTTTTCGTTGCTTTGAGTGTTTGTTGACAGAGTGTCCATCATGTCCTCAAAGTCGGAAGCGGTGGCGTTGCCATCAATACCCGAAGCAATCATTTCATTGCTGCCGCGAATCTGCTCAATAACACCGTCACCGTCCACAACATCAAGATGCGTATCATCGGCAACAATACGAGAACGAGAACCGGGAAGCATATTACCAAACTCATCACGCATGGTCGATATGCCGTCCCATTTTTTCCATTCATCTTCGGCGGCAAAAATCGCGTCTTGATTTCGTTCTTCGGTAAACATCCACAGTTTAGTGGTTTTGCCTGAATCAGACGTAATGCTTACCTCGGTGGTAGAAGCCATTGCGCTACCTGTAATAGAGTGGCCTTTACGCTGAATACCCAAGAACCCAACCATTTCATCATGTGCAGATGTATAGCTGTAACCGAGTTTTGATGCTTCCGAGTAGTTTGTACCAGCCCCGAAACAGGTTTTTTCTCCCGGCTGCACCCCTACAATTGAGGCATAGTTAAATACAGCCCCGGTAATTGACTGGAAATGCACTACATAATTGCCGGCCGCACCAACAGGATTACGCATTACACGAGCCTGAAAACCACCGTAAAAACGGGCAATCATACCTTCGTAAAGCAGCGAATCGCGCATTGAAAGCGTAAAACGACCATCAGCAGTTGAACTGCCGATCTGGCTGTTGATGATTGATTTTCGCTGTAAACGACCCTTTACACGGTAACGATACGCATTGCTGCCGATCATTTTATTGTCGTCAACTTTGGGAATCGTATTGGTGTATTTGGTATTCAGCATTTTCCACGGGCTATCCACCCCGGAAACGAGCATAGTTGAAAGCTGGCGGTGCTCCACAAAAGTCATTACATCACGGATTTGCGGCTTCAAAAGCATAGCCTCCGTCAAGTTGTTTGTGGTAGTGCATGAATCAGGATTAAAGCGACCCTGATTAATAAGAATTTTAGGCATAAAAATGTGTTTTAGTTGTGAATACTATCTGTTTGATAGGACACAATTGAAACCTTTTCGCCGTTCTTACTTGGTAAAGAACTCATTTACTCCGCCAAAAACATCATCATCATCATTGCCTGATGATGCTTTTGCTTTTGATCTACCCCCCTCGCCGCCGGGAGTAGTTGATGGAACGTTGGATTGCTTCTTCAACTGTTCCAATTTCGTCTGGCCTGAAATTGTATCTTTCATCTTAGCCAAACGGTCTTTTCCAAACTGCCGGTACAGCATAAAGTCGACAACTGCATCCGGATCATTTTTCAAAGACTGCTCAAATGTACCATTTTCCCACATTCGTAACAAGCCCTGACGGTGAGAATCTGCTAATTTTCCACCCAAAAATTCTTTTCGGCCATCCAAAGCGGTTTTTACCTTGCCGTCAAAAGCTTTTTTCTCATTCAAAATACGGGCCTGCTCATCCTCCCACGCCTTGGCTGATTTACCAATTAAATCATTAACGATCTCGTCTCTTTTTTGGGTAACAGCAGCACGAATTTTTGCCGATTCAACATCAAATGTTCCGTTTTCCTGCAATGTAGCAATCTGCTCATCAGCCTTTTCTTCCGGCATTTTTAATGTTTGCATCAGATACATCTTGTACAATGTATCATCGGGATTTGCCAAGACTTCATTGAACGGCTGCCCAGCACTGAGAATGTCGGAAATTTTAGCACCTCCATTCATAGCATCAATAGCCAGACGAACATCGGGAGAATATTTCGACAAATCAGCAGACACGGCTTCCGCCTTTCCTTCTGCTTTTCCGCGCTCATATTCGGCAGTTAACTTCTTTGTCACATTGGCCTTGAAACCTTCAAAATCATCGCCATTTTCAGGTTTGTCAATGCCAATTTGCTCGGCCACATCAGCCCAGCTTCCTTCTTGGGCTTCTTCGTCGGTAATCGGCGGCAGTACGTCGTCTTTTTCGGCATCATCTGCACCACCGTCGCCTTCTTCGTCCTTTTTACCATCGGCATCATCCAGATCAAGAAGTTCGTCGGCCGATTTAGTTTGGTCAGCCGGCTTTGGCGTTTCGTCTTTTTTATCACCACCCGCAGGGGTTTCCGGCTTTTTGCCATCATCTCCACCCGCAGCAGAATCATCGGCCGGCGCAGGGGGCGTATCTCCGGCATCCAGAAATTCGCTGAAAACGTCAAGATTAACACCGCCGGCGGGATCTCCGTCCGGGCTTCTGTACATTTTATGTTTCATGTTGTTGTGTATTAGGCCGAGGCCGATTAATATTCGTCTTTGTCTTTTTCTTCTTTGTCCATTTTATCCATTACCCCAATCTCTGTTACCCGGAGCGCGGCACTGGCTTTTGTTTTTCCGGTCTCTCCGTTGAGCGAATCTTCTACGCGCTCAACACGAACCTTAATACAAAGCATAATTTCGGAACCAACCTTCATTTCTTTTATGGACGGCAATTCGATTTCATCCACATGAATTGTTGGCCGTTCATCCCAATGCCATGATTTATTAGGCTTTTCAACCTTTGGCTTTGAAGAAAGTTTTTTCATGCCATAAGGCACACTTTTAATTTTTTTTGCCATGATTAGTTACGTTTGGGCTGCTGGGCAGCCTGATTATTCATATCCAGAACCATTTGATCGGAGGCTTTTTGACCTTGTTTTGCCACATCTGCAACAGCTTTTATTCCCTGCGATGCTAACTGTGCATTTGCGCTTTGCGATGAAGCCTGAACAATCGCATCATTCTTAATTTGCGCTTCGGCCTCACGGGCTTCACGTTCAGCCTGTTGTGCAGCAGCATTAATCTTACGTACCTCGTTTACCGCCTTACGATAAACGCCAATAACCTCTGAAACAGTATTTTTCAACTCCGCCTCAACCACTTCCGGCAATAGTTCCGGATTTGCATTTAGCACCTGCGGCATGTACGCCCGAATCATTTCACGAATACGCATTTCTTTTGAAGAATCGGCTAAAGCAAAGCCGTAATCATCAAAGGCAATGTCGGATGTAACCATTAAAAAATCCTGCATTTCTGCACCAAGCACCATGTCTCCCTTTTCCGGCCGCAGTACTCCCCAACTGATCTTTGTCAACTCACACATCAATCGTAATGAGCGTTCAATGAACTCATTGAAATATAAAAACATAGGAGCGGTAATGGTACGGGAGGCGGCAATACTTTGCTGTGCGCCGTATGCTGTGCTGCTGGCTTTAATATCACCCATACGATCTGGAGTAATACCAGTAATGCGTTCCGCCATGCGTTCCAGCTCTATCTTTAACGGTATCAGTACGCCTACTGTTTGAGAAATACCAATATCAAACTCCTTAAATGGATTTGAATTACCACCGTCTTTACCAGATAGGTTTCCTTCATCGGAAGAGTTATACACAATAACCCCTTCCTCGCTCATATTGTAAAATATTGTTTTCAAATCATACCCTTTTGGTAACAGGGCAAGATCGAAAGCAATTTGTTTACCTTTTGCCTTTGCCATTTCCCGGCGAATCTGCCACATCACCATATTATAGGTTTTGTCGATGTGCTCAGTCATTTGCTTCAAAGACACGCGGGTTCCGCCTACAGTATTAAACAGAAGTCCCACATAGGTGCGCATTGTCCATGTAGGATTATTCCAACTGGTAGGAATATTCTTAACCTTGCGCATATTAATGTAAGTATCGTGACCAATGCGCGTAGCCTCGTATAACGCCTGCTTGTACCGCTTTTCAATTATGTACTTACCGTTTCTTGTTTCCCGGTTAATCTGCTTTTGGTTTTCTTCAAAATATTCATTAGAAACAATGATTTCACGATCATTGCCGTCCTTGTCCTTATACTTCTTTATGTAACTGGTTTCCAGACCAATCCACTCAATGGTGTACACCCGATAACCAAGCACACCATTATCCATTTCATAGTTTCTTGAAAACATATCATTTGGAATGGTTCCGGTATCACTTGCGTATGCAGCCAGTGTATCGCGTATTTCTTTTGAGGGATTGAACTCAGTAATAATATCGTGCAGGAACATAATGCGTTGTTCACCAATGTACGGCGAACGATCCAGAAAAGGATCACGCTTACTTTCCTCATACATAGCATCTTCCGCCGGAATTGACCGAGAATAAACAAGACCTTCCTCATTTATTCCAACCTTCATAAAACAGCCAGAGGTAAGCGTTAAATCGCTACAACACATATTGTAAATTACGCGCATCTTCAACAAATCAATCTGCCGCTCAATAATTGTCTGCATAACGGCCTCATTTTGAGACTTTTTAGGCATCAAACTAAAAACAGATTCTCCCTCTGCAACTTCTGGTATAGGCATTCCATTAAAAACGTCCACATTCACCATGTTACGCAATTGTTCAATTTCTTTGCGCGCATAGTGCATGCCGGCCAGCACCGATACTTCTTCCAAACGACGAACTTTTGCGTCCGGGTTTGTTGTGTACACCGTGCCATTGATCGGCATTTCCAACTGCTCACCAATTACTTTGTCGATCATTGTCCGACAAAGCCGGTAATCAATATATTTTACCTTGTTTGCTTTTTTATTCCCGTAAGTGAAATTGTAAGGTTTTAATGCGGCCTCGCTATTAACGCCATTATAGCCGTCATACATTCGCTTTATCTTGGCATTTCGCGCAGAACCATAATTATGAAAACGATCAATAGCATAGTCAATACACTGTTTGTAGTGAATTTTATCTTTGGCATTTCGCTCTGTTTCAGTAATGTCCTGACGAGGGAATGTCGCTGCGCTCATAGGGAATAATTTGGATAAAGATATATAATTCTCTTAAAATTCACCAACATAGTCGTCTGGCTCGTAATGTCCGGCAAAAGTGTTCAATATTTCCGGCTCCGTAATATCCACCATGCTGCCATCCGCTCTCTCATTCCATATCGGGCAATCAAATGCTTTGTTTATTTCTTCTTCTGCACGATTATCCACCGGAACGCGCTTCATATCCACATCACGCATCAACGCAAAGCCCAGTGCATCCGCAGCATCGTTATCGCTGTCCAGTGTAATCGCATCGTAATCGGCAATTTCCGCTAAAATTTGCGGAAACTCGCAATACTCTGCTTCGTCCTGAACCCACGTTTGCATCATAGCCACCATTTGCGGCTTATTTTGCTGAGTCAACTTTACACCGTATTTATGGCTTTGCGTAGAATCTTTTGACTCAAACGAAAGCGGACGTTCGGACAAAAACTTCTCCCCGCCATTTGCCTTAAAATGCTCAATAACAAGAGGACTGGCAATGTCAAAAAGAACATTCTTTCTTAAATTAAAAAGTACGGCCGCCTTCAAGCAGTTATCGTAAAATATTTCCTTTCTTGCAGGACGTGTGCGAATCAACAAAATAGGTTTCCGACACCGGCGACCCGTCACCATATCTCGGCGGCGAACAATTACAAATGCTCCCAATGATTTTGATGTCGCCGACTGATCCAAATCATATCCATCGCCCCCGGCAATATCCAAATTCTTATAGTTCGGCTCCGGGTTTTCCCCGGCCAGCATCAACACACAATCCTTTTCTTCATCTTCATCCTTAGCCAGCACAATTTCCACTTCCGGCGGATCCAATTTCTTCCCATTCTTATCCCGTTTCCACTCTAATTTCACCTTCCGGTACCGTGGCGTTTTCAACTCCATCAATTCCGTCAGCTTATCCGCCAGAATATCCGGGTTAAACGGGTTTGCCGTAAAATTCAAGAACGCCTCTTTGCGATTTAACGGGAAGTTCCTGAAATCTTCGTAGTATTTCGTCTTGTCCGTGCCTTTGGCTAATCGCTTGCGGTTTTTCAGTACATGGTCAATGGTCGCCTCAGTATCTTCGCAGCCCAAAATCTGCTCCCGAGACAAATCCCCGTACTTTTCCATGATATTCGGAACCGTTTCTTCCGATTGGTTGTCGCTGTTTATCGAGCCAACAAAAAAGCCAACCATTATCCGGTCGCCCAGAATATCAAACGGCACCAGTTTGTACGTGTCCGCATCCGCCAACATCGCTTTGAAGTCTTTCGATGCCGCTTTCAAGTCGCCCGCAGTACCCCACACATACGGAGTGCCTACCATACGACCCTTTTCCGCCATAAAACACGCCTCAGTAGCATTATACGTCTGCAACAGGTTGTCAAACTCACCGCCTTCCTCAAAACCGCAATCATCCAACGCCTTACCCTTGAAAACATTCGCGTTTTTATTGGCCGTCTTTACCGATACCGAGTTAAAGCTGCCATCACGCAGCCACAAGCCGTTTTCGTTGTATTCGTAGCCGGCCAGCCACTCATCCGCGCTTTTTGTAAGCGTATTTAATCGTAATTCGGGCGGTACACGCGAGTTTGTTTCCTTGAATTTGTCGTAAAAATCATCAGCATAGTCACTCAATCCAGCAACAACACCACCATGATACGCATTGGCATTGAAACGAAGGCCATAACCAAAGACACCATGCGCAACCTTGAATGAAACACCTGCCCGGCGACGTTTAAGCGAAATAATACCCTGCTTTTCCTTTTTTACGTGCTCAACCAGGTTAAAGAACTCCAAATCTAAGTCCACAAATTCCGGCAGGTGCTCCCCGCGCTTTGGCGTAGAGATCAAACAGAAATTCAGGTAGTAGTAATACCTTCCGGGAACAAAAATGCCGCCCGTGGTATATCCATTCAGGCAGCGATCAACTTGTTCATTCCAATAATCTTCGTGGGCAATGGTGCCTTCTACGTGAGGATTGATTTCGGAATCGGCATAATCAGGAATGCCATACACCGCTACCGGGTTTGGGCAAAAGCCCGGCCCTTTGATTATTGGTTCGTACTTACTTCCGATTTTTATCATCATCACCTCCCTGATTGGCTAATTGCTGTTGGCGCTGGCGGGCTTTCTGCGCATTGCGCTGGTTTTGCTGCCACTTCTCAATAAACGACAGCTTACCGCCACCCCTTAAACGCAACTCGGTTGCATTATTTTCGGAAATAGTTTTTTCCAGAATCGCACATCGTTTCTGCAGTTTTTCAATAGCGGAATCTAAATCATTGATAACTTTTGGGCTTGTCGCTTCCGCAACCTGAATAGAGTACTCTACAATTTTTTCCCGGTAGTTGCGCAGCACTTCTTTATCTACGTCGAACTGCAGATCGTGGTACATTTCAATTGCAGCAACAATCAGCGGATCCTTATCAATCTCTGAATCGGCATCGCTAAAGACGTGGCGTTTTGCCCGTTTCAGGCGTTCATCACGAATCATTTGGTGATAAGGACTGCCGTAGTCCTCTACCAAAACAACAAAGGTAAACTCTCGTTTCGAAAGTTTACCAAGCTCAGGACACAGCTTTCTGGCTTCATCGTCCAGTACCGCAAAGTTGTCCGTATCAACGTAATAGAGATATGATGCCATACACTAAGCCCATTCTATTTGTGGCTGCCGAAGGTGTAGTTTTCCTTCGGCTTCAAGGTACGACAAAATATTCAATACCGTTTCTCGCATATACGGAATTGGTATCACCTCATACTCATCCGGCCGGTCAGGGTGCATATAAATCAACCGCATACGCCCGGGCCGATAACCATGTTCCTCCAACATAAAGCCATACAAACTCAACTGCAACGCATAGTCATTGTAACTGCATTGCTCCAGATGTGATACCGGCCCGAGCATCCAATTACCATACTCTGAATAATACTGAATGCCCTTGGATTTGTTCGTCTTGAAATCGTCAATGTTTATCACCGGGAACTGTCCGCCTTTTACCTGAGCCAATACGTCGGCGGTCCCCGCCATGTAATACTTTTTGCTGTACAGTACTTCTTCGGAATAAAGCTGCTGCACTCCGGGCAAAATTACCGTGTCACACACTTTTTTTACTGCGCCAGATAGCTTTTCATCCGCCGGCAACAATTTGTATTTCAGGTATTGTTCTGCTGCATCGTGCACCACATTTCCGGAATCAATGCCGTCTTTGTTGGTGGCTGCCCACTGAATCTTTAAGACTTTGGCGCGAAGTTGTATTTCGCTTTCGGCAGGTTCACCGATGCGGCCCGCGGCTTTATACTCGATACGCAGTTGTTTTCGTGCCGAAAAATAACTTGTCCGTTCGGCATCAAACGGCTCCACCAGCATTTTCTTGATAGAAGAAATGCTGGTGTATTCAGAGCCGTAGATGTCATAATATTTGTGTGGTCCCGGATCAAGCGTGACCAACTCAGGAAGTAATCTGCTCATGCGTACTGGTTCTTATTAAAACAAACCGCCGGCGACTGCCGCAACCGGTTCTTCTTCCACAACAACAACGTCCATTGCCGGTACCTCTGTCTGAGTGCTGGTAGCTGTCATGGGAAGCAGTTGGATTACCGTTCCTTCTTTGGGCGTTGCCGGGGGAACCGTCGCGGTAACGCCTTCCGAATCATCATCCTCCATAACGATTGCACCCAGACTTTCCAGATGTCCGCGACAGAACGCTTTTAATTCTTCGGCGCTCATATTGTTGATTGAGTTCGGATCAAAGCCTTCTTCCTTGCGGGCCTGCTCAGCAGCAAACACCTCAGCCAGTCTGGCCGTGTCCATCATCTTGCTCTCGGAAATGTACATACGCACTTCGTTGAACAGGTTTTCAATCAGTTTGATTACTTCGTGGTAGTCGCCATACTCATTCGCGTCAGATTCTTTGTAGCAGGGAGTGGGCACGGTATAGGCTTTTTTGCCATACGTGTTCACCTGCACGATGAGCACGAACTTGCTTTCGGCATCGCTCGATACGCCAACTACGCGCACATCTTCCGGGGCGGCATCCAACTGCAGAATATCAATGGCGTATTTATCCAGCGCATTGATCGCACGGATTACTTCGTAGTTTACCGGAGCGCGGAACTTTGCATCGTAATGATCCAGAAAGTTAAACTCTCCACGCTTTGACGGGCGCTCATAAGTAACCTTCATACCGCCGCGGCCCTCGTTCACCAGCTTAAACTTGCTGATACGGGTATTGGTATTGACTGTTTTTTTCATCGCTCGAATTACTTTTTGGTGATACCTTTTACGGCCCACATGGCCGCATTTTCAACATCGGTCATTGCCAAAGCAAATACACGCTTTGCTTCGTCGTTATCCGTCACATCCGAATAAACCTTGATCTCATCAATCAGCGAGGCCGCTTTTTGCTTGATTGAAATCACGCGCTCATCCCCAGAAGGATTAAACGAAATACCTACGCGGCTCATGCCCAAGGTCTCAGTAGAATTGTTGTTTTCTGACATAATCTGTTTTTTGTTTAAAAGTGATTTTTATTTCGCCGCCGGGAACCTCCCCAGCCATACTCCAAAGATATTCATTTTCCACTCCCAAATCCAACCGACCCCTTCCCATCAACCCACAACTCCAGCTCTATCCCAAAATGCCAACTCGCCTCAGTGCCACAACTCAACTCATACCGAATACCATTACTCGATACCGTATATGCCGTTAACATCCGTCGGCGACGATCTACATCCGTCACCAATACCACAAATTCCCCAATCTTAAATTTTGGTTTCATATATACATTTTGTTATACCGCAAATATAATAAAAATCCAATAAAAACAAACTGATTTCAAATAAAAATAATTACAATTAAAATATAACCATCAATAAAATCAACCTTCCCAGAGAATAATGCAACAAAACTGTATTATCAAATTTACATAAAAAATCCGGGGAAAATCGCGCCTGCGCAATTCAACTCCCCGGACAATGAGTACACAATCGAACGGCGAAATTCAAATTGCGTCAGTGACCACAAACATACAAAACTTTTCCAAATAAAAAATCCCCGACCATTTAAACCGAGGATTTTCGTCTGGACAGGATTTTTATTACCTGCACGCCCAGCCATATCGGGACCTATTATGGGTTTTGTGGCCGTACTACCCGCCCTCGACACGTTTTTAACCCGCGCCTCATCTCAGCGTCTAATTCCGCCACCAGACACCACAAACATACACAAAAAAAACACCACCATAATATCAGCACAAAAAAAACACAGGGCCGCAACCGCAATATCCCCAAAAAACATTTTATGTGTGTAACTCTAAGACCACTTAAAAACAGTCCATGTGTGTAACCGTAAGACCGTCTGCCCCATTAGGAACCCTGCAGCAAGCGTCTGCCTGTACCCGGGGGTGTTTGCCCCTATTAGGGGAAATAATTCGTTACAGGCAAAATATGAGCGTCTGAGAGGCATTGTAAAAGATAATGTGAGATAGGGAAATGAGAGAGGAGATTGATAGGAGCAAAACCAAAGGCAACCGGGTAGGTAAATTTTAAATGGTAAACTATGCCGGTGTGCCAGGCTCACGCGCACACGCATGCACACGCGATGGTGTGTAACCTTGCCAGAGATACTACAGAGATCCTTCCCGTATCTGTTTCTCTTTGTGCCTAATCAATCCCGTATCTAAATTGCTATGCAATAACGGAGAGATAATGTAGTGGTTAGATGGTCTTATGGTATGGTAGTGGAGTAGTAATAAAAATTTTTTCGTGTTGATTTATAGCGTATTATGTGCCATATATACCCGAATTTATGTATATTACTTGCATCTTAATTTTTATTCGGCTAACTTCGCCCTGTGTAAGTCAGGAGGCTACTCCCGAACCCTCGAGTTGATTATCATCAACGAGTTTTAGAATTTTGAATTTTAAAGGTGCCTATCTGTTGTGTGTGAATGTGAGTGTGTGAGTGATTCGGGAAAAAATCAGAAATAGATTAGGAATTAATACAGCAATTAGGGAGCGGTGTGTCCTGTTGTGAACGGGGCTGAGTATTAATTTTTTGTTGATGGTTTTGGAATAAATAATGAATATAAAAAGTTGGTGATTTGTGTAACTTTTTGGTGTTTGATGCGTTATAGTAGTATAGATGGTTCATTGATACGGTGAGGGTTTGCGAGGGAGAAAAAAGATATTTTTTTGGGTCTTTTTTTGTAACCTTTGCCCGGCTCAGATCGTATAATTAAGAAAAGGCAATACACGCCACACATACTAAACAGTTATTTGATTTACTGAGGATACGCACGCGCGCGGGTTGAATGTATTGCGGCACGCGGTGAGGGTGCAGGGCTTTGCCTTGTATCGATAGCCGGTCAATAGGATACACACGGGCGAATTGTGGGCAGATCCCCCCGGCTACGGCAGGGGCAACGATAAACTGAACAGGTAGTAACTGTTCAATAGGTCGCCGTTTAGCACGTTTGGCGATGCACAGCAATTAACCGTAAGAGATTGCTATACTATATTCCCCCGGCGTAGTTTCCCGGGGTTTTTGGCCGTTGCTGGCGGGGTTTCTCACAAATCACCCGCGCCTGCAGTCGAACTGAGCAGCGGCCGCCAAATCAAACACTTGTTTACTATGAATTACGATACTAAAGAATACATCCCCGGGCTGATCTTTATTGCAATCGCCGTAGCAATTACATTCATTTTATCCGCCCTCTAATCCAGGGCACAAACACCTACCTACTATGTCAAGCAAATTTAAACAACAGAAACGCCGCAAAACCGCGGCCATTAAAAAGCAAAATTCCGAAATCGCCACAGCCGAAAGCAGCCGAGAAATTGAACTGATGCAGGAGTTGAACACAAGGCCGTTTATCGTTACTGATAGCTTTTTATTCAATGCGTATTACACCGCATCCGGCGCAACGGCTACCATTTGCGCACCGAATAAGTACAACCCCGAAACACATTTAACTCAAACGCTGTGGGTGCCACAGTTCAGCGGCAACCGTACCGCCTGCCTAAATTTAGACCATTTTGTGAATAACGACGGCACTGGCAATAACGGCAACTGTATGACTGAGTACCGTATTTATTGCGTTCCTTGGTGGTTTAATGAGCGTTATTTGGGCATACTTTGCGCCCGCGTAGCTGAGGCAGTAGGTAAGCCGGATAATTACCCGATTGAACGCGTATTGAATTACAGCCGCTTGCCGCTTATTGAGATAGAACTGCAGGCGATGGTGAATAAGTATGGCAAGGCTAATTTATGCAATTACAATACATTGCCGTACACTGCCATTTTTCAAGATTAACCGCTGCACACGTTGCAGCAGCCCCGCCGGTTTTACAGGGTGTTTTCCGGCGGGGTTTTACCTCAAACCCTGTAAAATCGATAAAAAAACTAAGCAGATGAGCACCACCACCCAAACAGCCGAAACGCCTAAAATTTTATCCCACGACTTTAAAACATTCGCCTATTTTTTGGCGGGCGATGTTCATTTATTTAACTCTACAGAATTTACAATTTATGAAGGTTTTTGGATTTCAATTAATGGGGGCGAACTAACCCCGATTGAAGATTTCGGGAACTATGTACTTACAGTCAATCAATTTACCGAAGCTGATAAACATTGTTTATTTGAAGCTTTTAACTAACCAATAACACCTACCTATCTATGAAAACCAACTACAGCACCGGCAGCGCGGCCGTAAACCGCGAATTAAAAGCAGCAGCAGAAAAGCAACTGCATACTATTGACGGCATGCCATTGTACCGGCACAAATTTGAGCGGCGAAGCACACCCGCCAAAGCTGGCAAGGTTGACTTACAATTGTATGCAGCTATTGTAGGCGTTGCTTCCATTGTTGGCAGCGTAATAGCTTGCGCCCTGGTTTTCGGGGTGTGCGGCTAACAATGGATTAAAATAACTGGTTTCCCTGTTTCAGCGGATGAACTGCAATGCAGGCCGGTTCGATACCGGAACAGGGAGCGAAATAAACACCAATAAACACCTATCTACTATGTCAACCAATTACAACCAACAGGCCGAAGATTTTTTAACAAAAACCGGCACAACTCTGAAAATTGTTTTTCTCAAAAATGACTACCATTTTCAGGGTGATGAAACAACCC